CTTCATGAGTTGCCGTCCGTTTCCGCCAACTCTTGGAGCGGGCTATAACTTCCGATAGCATTTCCGATTCCGAGCAACGTCCGCTCCGCTTTGCTGATATAAAGCTCGCCAACTGAGCCGGATCCAATGGTCCAGCTCTGAGAATATCCCAGTGCCGACATGCTCCCCTGAGTTGCACCCATAGGGATGCCGGCATCCGTACCGTCTCCCATCGCTCTGACCACCATCCTGCACGATACGACCTTCTTTGCTTCAGCTGTGGCCTCTGCGTTATAGGCATCGATTATGACTGCGGCATCATCCAGCAGCGTTGAGCACACGCCCTGTTCTGCCGCTGACATCTGTCTTGTCATTCTGTCCTGAACATCATTAACTGTTGCGTATGCCATAGCCACCACCTTTACTTTGTTTTCTTCGCTGATTTTTTGCCCTTCGGCTTACTTTCGGTTTTAGGAGTGTCGGCCAGTTTATGACCAGCCGACACGTATTCCTCTACCCTGCTTTCCGCGACAAGCATTTCGTTGCCGAAGTGCTTATTGATCATTTTGACCATTACGGAGTAACAGTCAGTCTGTTGAAGCAGTCAACATCGGCGCGGAATCCGATCTCGATCTCTGCTCTTACTGCGAACATGTTCTGCTGGAACAGGTTGATCGTGTCGTTGCCCGATGTGAGTGTAGCATCCGAGCTATAGTCGAGCCTGATGCCCTCTACTGTTCCGTACATAGCCTGTGACCAGTCACCTGCGATACCGACTACATTGTTTGTGCCATCATAGATGCCCTTGCTGAGGACAGTCTGTGCGCCGAGAACGATAGGAACTGCTCCCTCAGATACGTTGTTGATGAACAGCGGTCTGCTGTCTCCATCCACTGCTCCGAGCAGTACGCTCTTGCCCTGTGGCGAGAGTGCGATACCATTCATCATTCCGCCGTTTGATGCGATGTCAGCGTCAGCAGCAACGAGGCTTGAATAAGTGTTAGGGTTTGAAATGTTCTGTGCTGTTGCAGCAGCAAATGTGTCGAAGTTGCTTCCAGGAGCCTGTACTGCGCCGACTACTGTTGCATCGAACTTCTGAGCGAGTGCTCTCGGGAGTCTTCTGACGAGCTCGTCATACAGACCAGCTGCGTCTCTTCTGAACTCGTTGGAGAACGGTACGATTACTGCGAGCTTATATGCGCTCATCAGCTTGCTTGTGAGTCCCGGATTCGATACTGGCTTTACGCCTGTCTCTGCTACCCATGCAGCTTCAGGATCTGCGGTAACTACAGGGATTTCTACTCCTCTTCCAGGGAGCTCGATCTTGCGAGCCAGCTGCATAACAGCGGACTCTGTCTGCATTTTTTCAAGGATCTCTCTTCCCATCTCAGCTGGGAGAGTGATGTTGGATCTGTTTGTAGGTGTTCCGATTGCCATTGTTATAAATTCCTTTCTTAGACATTCTCCTCGAACCATTCTTTGAACAGTTCGCGTGTAGATTTCTTTGCGTTCCCGATCGGGTCCCCTCCGTCTGGAATACGCGGGTATCCGTTCGGTGTTTTCTGTGCCGCCCAGGTAAGAATCGCCTGAGCCTGAGCCTCGCAGTCTTCCTGGCTTTCTCCCGTAAGAAGAACAGCCGGGACTCCTGTTGCCCTTGAGACCTCATCGCGCAGATTCCTCAGCTCTGTCTCCTTCTTGATGGCATCGAGCTCCTTCTGCAGGTGTTCCGCCTTTTCATTGGCCTTCTGAAGGTCGGACTTTCCCGCCTCTATCTGTTCGTCATACTTTGCCGCTTTTTCCTTCAGTGCTTCGTAGTCGGAATATCTTGCCACACGCTTTGTGACTATCCTGTCCACGTCCTCCTGAGTGAATGTCTTCGGCTCGGTCTGCTCTGTCTGTTCTGCGTTCTGAGTAGTAGCTTCCTGATTTGTAAGGATTTCAGTTTCCATCGTTTTGCCTCCTTCGAGTGTTGACCGCGTTTAAGGGACGCGTTCCCAATAAAAAAGCACCCTTGCGGATGCTTTATAGCGACCTTATGCACCCTTGCGGATGCTGTTTAGCCTTATGATATGGTCTCTGACGAGCCACCGCTCTGTGGTGCTTCTATCTTTATAGTGTATGTTCCTGCGATTTCGGTGTTAAGGAGTGTTGCAGTAGGTGATACAGCGACAAGGACAAATGGATATTCTGAAAAATCGGGACTCGGTGTGGTTGGATCGACTCCACCATAGGCATATCCTTCATTATTTACGAGCATTCGAGAACATTCATAACTTGTACCATCGAATGTAATTCTTAATTTTTCGGGAGGATTTTGCCCGAAGCTATATATAAGCTGTACAGAATTGCCACCCGCACCCGCAGTCGTAGTAACAGTTTCTTCTGTCAGCACTGTCCATGAGCCTCCGCCACCACCGCCGCCATCGAGGAGCTGTGTGCCGAGTAAGGTATTAAGATTTTTGATTGTTGTTGGAAAATCTGCCATAATTTGTCTCCTTTACTTAATATTTATCTCCTCAGCAGCCGAACTCTCTCGCTCCATTCGTTTTGCGTATGCGCTCCGCTTCTGAGCATTGATAACTTCTTTGTTGTCGGCGTAGAACTTGCGCCGTATATCGTTGAGGCCTTCATAATTTTTACGCTTTCCACGCCCTGCAGCCTTGATCAGCTTCTCTGCATCATACTCGCCATCGGTCATGCTCTCGATCAGTTTGCTGATACCGCTCGGGTCATAGTCTGCCACCTCAAGCGTGCCCTTGTGGTCGATAACGTATGTGCAGTCACAGTTAGCGTGAATGTGCTCTGCGTGTCCGCCCTTCAGCGTCAGGTCTCCTGCCTTCTGCCATCCAAGTCCCGCAAGTGCCAAACAATATGCACAAGTGTCTCCGTGAGCCACCCAAGCAAAATACGCTCCGTCCCGCTTTGCGTTCTGTAGCATCGTGTCCGCTCCCGCTTGTTTGCAAAGCCTACCCGCCACCTGTGCCACGATATCGAGGTTGCCAGTCTTCATCGTGCCTTTGACCGTTTTCGCTGTCTCTGCCATCGTTGCGGTCGGTGCCGGAACTGCCAGAGGTACGTTTGCTCCTTGCAGTTCAGATATCGCGTCATACATCTCGCAAGCCGCCGCACCCGCTGCCTCGCCGTATCTTGTGGCAAGTGCGTATGCGTAGTCGATGGCTGCGTTCTCGTACTCCTCAAGCGTGATAGTGCCCTCTTCATACTGGGCACTTAACTTGGTTATCATCGCTCGCATTTCCTTCTCCGCTCTGTCATCGATTCTGCGGAGTATGCCGATGTAGTTATTCCACGCCCTTGTTGTTATCCGTGCCATCATTCGCCACCGATCTCACCGAGGACCTGAAGCCCTCGCTCTCTCTGTTCCTGTGCCTTGATGCGTCTGATGTCAGCCTGGTCGAAGCCTATCATCTCGAGGAACGTGTCTGTCCCTGCAAATTCAGGACGGGCAGATGCTATCTTGATGGCTGCGTCAGCCGTTACCGCTACGGATGGCATCGCAGGGTTCTTGAAGTGTGCTACCACGTTCTTCTGCGTGTCGGACAGTTCTTCGATGGTCGAATCGTTCTCGATAGCCATAGCCATCAGAGCGATGGTCCGAAGTGCATCGCCGTTGCCAGCGTTCAGCTGTTCAGCCATCAGCACGAGCGTCTGCGACTGAGCGAGTATCGCATCGGAGCTTGTCGGGTTGGCATCATTGACCACGCCCGTGTCCGTTACAGTCAGACCCGATGCCGCGCTGAACTGTGTCGCAAGTATTCTCAGCATCTCAACGTGCGGTGAGATATTGCCCTGCTGAAGCTGACCGAATGTCGGCTTTTCGCCAGTCTCAGGATTGACCGTGCTTGTCAGTATCGAGCCGACATACTGTCTGAATCGCTGATTGACCACTGCATCGTACTGATCATCCGTTACACCGAGCAGATACTTCTGCGGTGCCGTGCTGAACTCAAGACCGATGGTCGCGTTTGCTATCGTTCTGACATAGCCCTGAATGAGCCTCCGTATAGGCTCCTTGATGCGTGACTGACCGAATGGCTTACCGCTTGTCGGGTTATAGATCAGAGGCTCCATCAGAGGTCTGCCCATCTTGTGCGGATGCTTTGTTGCCTGCCAGTCGCCCGAGTCATCCAAGCGGAGCACCCATACGGCCTCGTCTGTGTCGAGTCTGATCAGTGTCGGATGCCAGTAGTTTTCATCGTGCTTGTCAGGCTCGGAGCTGATAACGGCCATGCCGTAAGCGATGCGGCCCTTTTCTCCGTCCCATACCGCTGCTGCCGAGCTTGTGGAGTGGAAGCGGATGCGGCAGGTGCCATCGTCCTCACTCGATAACGTAGCAAATGAGCAGCCTATCTTCAGCTCGTCTCTGCAAGCCTTCGGATATTCCGCTATTAAGTTGTTGCGCTGGACTATCCTCGCCAGCCCTTCGATGTCCTCACCGTTCTCACCGACAAAGCCATCGAACATCGAGCGGCTTGCCAGCACATCGACAGTCTTGGCTCCCCAGGCACAGCCTATCTCGAGTCCGCGCATCCCCTCCGGGAGTGCGATACCGAGATTGACCTCGCTGAGTCTGATCCTGCCGTTGTAGTATTTTTCTTTTATTCTGTTCTTGTGTTCTGCGTTCTCATATACGGCGAGGAGCTTGTAGAGCATTTCGCGCTCGACATCACCGATGCCATATACCCTTTCCGGATTGAGTAATCTTGTCATTTAAAGCTACCTCTTATCATCCAATTCGCATCCGCTTGTTAGGGTTTCGCTTGCTGTTCTGCGCTCCCCATAACGCAAGTGATGCGGCCTCTATCGGGACGGAGTTGTCTCCGCCGAAACACCACCCGCCTCCGAGTGAGCGTTTTATCGATGTTGTTGCGCTGTCGTTCAGTGCCTCCTGCAAATGGAACCACGTTACCGACCTCTCGTTCAGCGCATTTGTCAGCGTTCCTGTCGCTGCGATCATGTCCTTCGTTGTCGGCCTTATGACTGAGCCTTTCATCCGCCATGTATCGGATATGCGCTCCACAAGGACATCGACTCCGTTCCGTCCATCAATGACCACGCAACATGCCTTGTTGTATCTCTGATTAAGCCAGTCAGCCAGCCATCCGATGCCGTGCCCTGTCGGTCTCTGTTCTATCAATGAGATCCGCGCAGGACCACTATCAGGGATGACCGCACCGCATAAAGCTACAGTCGACCCGTCCGCCGAGAACTTTACGCCGTATGCGGTCTTGCCCTCCGGTTTTGGCTCTGTAGACTTGCAAGCCTCCCAAGTGTCCTTGTCTATGGCATAGTCGAGCTCATGTTTTACCACAGGTGTCCACCAGCCAAGTCGCTCACGGGCAAAGCCGTCTTTCGACATCGACCGCATCTCCTCAGCCGTGAACTCCTCGTCGAGCCTTATGCCGAGTGCCGGATTCGCCATATACCACAGATCCGCGTCGGATATATTGATGTCCGCTATGCCATCAGCCGCCACGCTCCATTCGTGCCAGCAATCATGCTTGCCCGGCTCGTCGATACAGGCTGTGCGTCTGCGTCTGAATACATCGCCCGGGCAGCCCGGATACGGAGGTGTCCCCGTGTATATCAGCTGCCTTGTGCCGGTAGCAGATGCGCTCAGCGTTGCCATAATAGCCTCGACCTGATCGTCGGTCAGCTCCTGCGCCTCGTCATATACAACAAGGCTGATACCATCAAAGCCTCGCGCCGCCTGACGTGATCTTGCTGAGAACTCAATCGAGCCGCCATTCAATAGTTCGATTGATTCCTCGCCGTTCGTGTATCGTATCGACTTGACGAGATCCGTCACTTCGGGATGCCTTGTGTCCGTAAACATCGACGCCAGCCTTCGGAACGACTTCTTGCTCGTGCGCACCTGATGTGCCGTGTGCAGTATCTTCTCGCCGTTGACAACAAGCCCGAAGAACTCACGAGCCTCAAGGCAGACGTTCTTGCCGTTTTGCCTCGGCAAACTGAGTCCCGCCGATGTGACGTTGTATCTGCCAGCCTCGTCCCGACCGAGCCAGCAATCGAGCACAAGCTCTTGCCATTCGTCAAGCTGATAACCGTATTCAGCCATTAAAACAGCCGCATCGG